ACATGGTAGGCCGCGCCCTTACAACGTCGGATTTTGCCTATATCCTGGCCAACGTGGCGAACAAATCCCTGTTTGCAGGCTGGGACACGGCGGAAGAGACGTGGTCGCAATGGTGCGGCACAGGTTCTGTTACGGATTTTAAGACCAACTACCTCCCCAGGGTGAGCGAAGGCAGCGCCTTAGATGAGATCCCCGAGAGCAGAGAATACAAATATGGGGACCGGACCGAAGCGCAGGAGAGCTTCTCTATTGCCACGTACGGCAAACTCTTTGCCATTACGCGCCAGGCCATCATTAATGACGACCTGAACGCCCTTGCAACCATCCCCGCCATGCATGGCGAGGCAGCCAGCCGCAAGATCGGCGACGTGGCGTATGCCGTCCTGAGCGGCAATGCTGCGATGGGAGACTCAATCGCCCTGTTCCACGCATCCCACAGCAACCTCGTTGCCTCTGGATCCGGCGCAGCCCCCGGCATTGCCACCATAGCAGCCGCAGTATTAGCCATGGGTACGCAGAAAGATCTCCAGGGCCTCCGCAGGCTGAACATAAGGCCGCTGTTCTTTATCGGCCCGAAGGCCATCGAAGGCGCGGCAGAAGTATTCTTCCGCACGGAGAAGTTTGCCGACTCTGACACCGTGGCAACCGACAGCAGCCTGGCTGCCACAAGGGTCAACCCGTATTCCGGTACATACCTCAAACGGATCTATGACGGCCGGATCGATGACGACGTGGCCACCAAGTGGTATCTCGCCGCCAATAAGGGCCGGACCGTCAATGTCTATTTCTTAGACGGCATACAAAAGCCCTATCTCGAAACCAAAGAGGGCTGGGCAGTCGATGGCGTGGAGTACAAGGTCCGCATTGATGTGGGCGCCAAGGCCGTTGACTGGAAGGGTCTGTATCAGAACTACGGCGCGTAAATCAACAGATGCATAGCGCATAGCGCATAGCAAAGATGCTTTGCGCTTCGCGCCCTGCGAATACAGGAGGTCAAAATGGAACAAACAGGATTAGTGGAAAATAAAAGAGTGGCATACTTCGAGTATGATTTTGCCCGGGACGGAGGCGCAGCCGGGGAGATCTCAGTCGGCGGGGACGCGATCCCTGAAGGTGCGATCATCACCAGCGGCATTATCCATGTTAAGACCGCCGTTACTTCGGGCGGGTCGGCAACCTTGCAGATTAAGGCGGTCGGGACGGATGATGTTTTAACATCTACCGCTAAATCGTCATTGTCCCTCAATGCCCTGATAGACTGCGTGCCCGACGGAGCTGCCACCAATATGATCAGGTGTACGGCCAATGTGACGGCCCTGACGTTTACCGTGGGGACCGCAGATCTGACCGCCGGTAAAGTCTGTGTCGCATTAGAGTATGTGATGACCGCGTAAACGCATAGCGCATAGGGCATGGCGCATGGCAATAAAACGCTTTGCGCTTCCCGCTCTGCGCCCTGCGATAACGGAGAACATTATGCCATATCAGACACTTAAAAAGACGGGCCTTGCCCAGGCGGACGGGGCACAGGAGTTTGACCTGTCCGGCTGGGAAGAGTCGTATCACCATCAGATCCAGATCACGGTGAGTGCTACCCCCACAGCGGGGACACTCACCGTGGCTGCAAAAACACCGGGCTGCGACGAGTATGCAGACATCGGTACTATTGACATGACCGGATCGGACCTGATCCTCATTTTTGACTGTTTCGCAGAGGCGATCCGGATCACCCCGGCCAGCTTCGATGCAGCCAAGACCTATGGGGCATATCTCTTCAGCAGGGAAGCGTAATGTTTGAAAAAGACCCCGAGCCGAAAGAGCCGATCCTGGAGCCCGTGTATCTCCATCCTGTCAACCTGACCATTGAAGATGCCGACGCCCAGCCTGTCATAGACAGCGACGGCAATCAGGTCAGGGATGAGGAAGGCCGGAGGGTATATGGATGACACTCAAGAGCAACATGGCCACGGCATTGGATGTTATCTGGGGCACGGATTATTTCGGTGAGACTGTTACCTATGACGGTGAGTCTATTACAGCCATCGTGGATTATGGCCAGGAGTTGGACGACGGGCCGGCCTCAGCCATGGCCAAATGCGAGATCGAGGTCAAAGTGGCGGATGTGGCATCCCCCGCGCACAGGGACCCGGTAGTAATTGGATCAGACACCTGGAGAGTTGAGCATGTTATCGAAAGTGATTGGTATTCTCACCGCCTGGCCCTGGAGCGTGACGAGCGACCGACTTTCAGAAGATGAACAAGGGGGGACGTCCCCCAGAAAGAGCAATAAATGGAATACTGGACACTCATAGGAAAGATCAGAGACGCCATAAAGGCCCAGGAGGATATCCTAGCCTGGACCCAGGCCAAATACGAGAAAAACCCCACGGTCTATATCGGCTATGAGGAAGAGAACCCGCCTCCGGAGGCCGATTACCCGTTGATCGTGATCATGCCGACAGGGCAAGGCCGCTCTCTCAATGTCGATTACAGCGATTTTTTTGTTGAGATTGGGTATGGGATTGTCGAGAGCGGAAAGACAACGGTCTCAAACGTCATTGCTTACACCGGGCTACAGTACATTATGGAGTTCCGCAATGTGGTAGAGGACACACTCTTTGCCGTGGACACCGACCTGGACGGATCATGGATCGAGGCCGCCTCTGAAGTCCTGGAGCCGATTGAGCTGTACCCATATTTTATATCACTTGTGGCCTACACATTTAAAAACCCGGACCGGTTGACACCTCTCGTACCGAGGTAGTTATCAGTTAATAGTTATTAGTTAATAGGAAACCGATAACCAATAACAGATAACAGATAACAGATAACAGATAACAGATAACGAGGTGAAATCATGTTAATCCAACGATCGCAGATTGCGTGTGAAATAGAAGGCACAGAGGGCACCGCCGAGACGTTAGTGGCTGCGGATGTCTTTTTGGGTTTCAATGTTGCTCTTGATCCTGACATTGAGATGAACGAGCGCAACCCGGTCAGGTCGGCATTGTCGCCATACCCGTCCATCCCGGGCAAGCGTGCAGCCAGGCTGACATTTGAGGCCGAGCTGACCGGCGGAGGCGCGGGCTATCCCATAGGTTCTACCGAGAGCGGGGTCAACAACGGTCTGTCAGACGCCCTGCGGGCGTGTGGCGTTTCAGAGACCCTGGTCGGGTCCACGTCTGCGACATACGTCCCGGCATCCAGCTCCGTGCCGAGCGTGACCTTGGCCTGGTACATGGACGGCAAGGCATACAAGATGTGGGGCGCACGCGGTACCTGCCGGATCGGTATGGAGGCGGGAAAGCCACCCCGCATGTACTTTGAATTCACCGGCGCTGATTTCTCCGAGACCGATGTCAGCCTGCTGTCAGGCACGTCGCTCATCAGCACCAAGCCGCCCATCTTTGCGAGCGCGTCATTGACCATTGATTCTTATGCCGCAATCGTGAGCAAGTTAGACCTGGATTTAGGCGCACAGTTAGCCCTGCGCACCTCGGCCAATGCAGCGAGCGGTAATCTGTCCGCGGTTATAGTGGACCGAAAACCGATACTCTCCTTTGATCCCGAAAACGTCCTGGTCGCCACAGAGGACTTCTTAGGCAACTGGCGCAGCGGAACAGAGATGGCCTTCACGACCACACTCGGATCTGACGCGGGCAACATTATCGAGATCACCGCGCCCAAGGTCCAGTACCAGGAGATCTCCCTCGGAGAGCGCGAGGGCGTATCCATATACGACCTGCAGGGGCTCTGCTGCCTCAACTCGGGCGACGATGAGTGGCAGATACAGATTACTTAAAGGCAGAGAGCAGGGGGCAGTTAAGGAGGAGGATCGAATGAAAAAAACGGTTACTATTGCGGGTAAAGATTTCGAGATCAGGCCGCTAACGTGGGGGGAAGTTAAGGGCCTGAAGGCAGACGGATACAACCTGTCAGCCCTGAATGCCGGTGCTGATAACGATGATCTGGTAGAGCGGGTAATCGATCTCTCCATAGGCAGCTTAGACGCTCTGACCGGCCTGGATGTCTATCAGGTTTACGAGCTTTTCGGGAAAATACATGAACTGACATATGTGGGCGATAAAGCCTCAAAAAACTGATACTGGCGGCAACCCTCGCCGCCAACAAAAAACTGTGGGGGTGCGCGGATTGCAGGGAAAAGGGGCTCGACAAAGCGAGGTTTTGCGTTGAAGACGCCCCTTTTTTTATATTCACGATCGATGATCAGGATTTTAACCGGTGTCCAGTCCAGTACGTTACAAGCGAGAGTTTTGATGCATTAAGAGAATATCAGTACTACATGGACGGTCATCTCGCAGACGCGGGCGGGACCAACGATCAGCAGAACAGGTACATACAGCAGATGTCTATTATTTCAAATACCGTTGAAGAAAACCGGAAGCCGAGGCCCGGAAAATGATCGAGGTTGCAATAAAAGGAGCCCGGGCGCTGGAACGGGGGATTGCCGACGCTGACCGGAAGACCTGGACACCGGTTAAAATAAAGCGGGCGTTGTCCGTTGCTATGAAGGTGGAAGGGTACAAGCTCCGGCGCAACCTTCAGAAAGAGATTCGGGCAGGCGCCCCCGGCGGGAAGTCGTTCAGCCCTTTATCGATCATTGCCCAGTATCGGACCGGGCGCAAGCGGAGAGCAAAACCCCTGTCACGCCTGGCAATTGCCGTGCGGTACATGGTTACATCCAAAGACCCTTTTGAAATGCACATCGGCTGGGTCGGGCCAAAGATCTCTAAATCGTGGAAACGTCTTGCAGCTATGCACCAAGAAGGATTTACCCGGGAGGTCGGCGCAAAAGAGGAGCGATGGCTCCGCCGGCGTCTTCATAAAGATAGTAAGACCCCAAAAAAATACCGTAAATTTTTTGCCCTGCGAAAGGGCACGACCCAGTTTAAAACCCCTGCCAGACCGATCATCGACCCTTTCTGGCATGCGCACCAGACCGAGGCATGGCAGAACATCAGGCGTAATTTCAGGCGTAAAATGAGGGGTGAAAGAATCTGATGGCTGACAAGAAACTGGAAATAATTCTGAGCGCCAAGGATAGATCCACGAAGACATTCAAGCAGTTCAGCAGCAGGGTTCAATCCCTAACTAAGAATGTCTTTTCCCTGCGTGGCGCCTTTGTCTCTTTGGCAGGCGCGGGCGGCCTCGGTCTATTTGTCAAAAAACAGCTTGAGGCCGCGGATGCAATCGGTAAGGCCGCGGATGTTATTGGAGTATCGACGGACGCGCTTCAGGAGTATCGCTATGCGGCCTCGCTGTCCGGTGTTGAAACAAACGTGCTTGACCAGAGCCTTAAGGCCTTCGCCAAGCGTGTTGGAGAGGCCCAACAGGGCACAGGCGCATTGACGACCTTTTTGAGGAAGTTTGATCAGGAGCTCCTGTCGAACATAAAGCAAGCCGGCAGCACAGAGGACGCTCTCAGGCTTCTTTTCGATCGCATGGGCCGGACCGCAGACCAGACGGATCGCGCCGCCCTTGCATCGGCTGCCTTTTCCCGGGCAGGCATCGGCATGACAAACATGGTGAAAAGCGGGAGCGCCGCCCTTAAACGGATGCGCCAGGATGCACGGGACCTGGGCATTGTGTTGAATGAGGATTTGATCAGGGCTTCAGAAAATGCCAACGACCAACTGTTTAAGCTGGGCCGTGTTGTCAGCACGCAGCTTACAACGGCTGTGGCCAGCTTTGCACCGGAGATCGCGCAGGCCGCCCAGAATATGGCCGGATGGGTAAAGGAGAACCGCGCCTTTATTGGCCAGAAAGTACATGAGCATATCGATACACTCAAAACCAGTTTGGTTGCGCTCCAAGGGCCTATCCAGTTCGTGGGCCAGCACTGGAAGATGATAATGGGCGCGTATATGGGTGCCAAGGTCGGGGGGCCGATTGGTGCGTTTCTCGGTGCCGGTGCCGGTGCATGGTTAGAGGTGTACCAGAAAATTGCAACGGCGATCGATAAGGCCCACGCCAAGACAGTCGAGCAGACCAAGGCCCGTATAGCAGGTTTAGAGAATCAAAAAAAACATGCCAGGGCGGCCACTGCGGTTGTGGGCGATTACGACCGGATGATAGACGAAATCAACAAGAAGTTGGCCAAGGAAAAGGTTCTACTCATACAGCTCGAGTTGCAGAAAGAGTCATCCTTCACCGCAGAGGTAGCCAGGAGAGCAAAAGGGCAGGGTCGGCCTGGATTGTCGGGTGATAAGAGTGCGATCAACGCCGCAGTTGCGAACGTCGCCGCCGGCCTGAAACAGGAGGCGGTGGAATATGCAGCCTTTTTGAAACAGGTTGAGTTACTACAAAAACAGGCAACAGCATCCCTGGGGGAATTACAGAAGAGCGCTGCGGATAAGCTTGAGGAAGCATTAGCGGATCCGGATGAGTACTTTGGTCCCTTTGAGAAGAAGGGTGTTGATACGTTTAAAAACCTTGAAAACGCAGTCACCGGATGGGCCAGCACATGGAGCGACAGCCTCAACGAGATGCTATGGGGCGCCGAGACCACCTTTTCGGATATCCTCCGGTCTTTCTTGAAAATGATCACCCAGATGGTCATACAAAAGCAAATCGTTGAGCCGCTCATGGGTGCCGGTCTCAAGTTTTTGGGCGGTTTATTCCATGGTGGCGGCGTAGTCGGCCAAACCCCGGTCCAGCCGGTGCTCGCGCCGGCAAAGCTGTGGGCCAACGCCCCCAGGCTCCACCAGGGTCTCGCCTCCGATGAATACCCGGCAATCTTACAGCGGGGCGAGACCGTGCTCCCCAGGGGCGCCGGTGGTATGAGCCCCCGCAGTATACGCATAGAGATAGAAAACAAGGGAGCCGAAAAGCAGGCCACCGTCGGGACGATGCGGTTTGAACCCGAAGCCGTGGTGGTCGGCATTGTGCTTAAGGACCTCCAGCAAAACGGACCCCTCAGACAGGCCCTCGGGGCCGGAGTGGTCTAAAACCATTAGTATAATTCGTGTCATTCGTGGCTGATCTTTTTAACCAATACCGGACAATCACATGGCAAATTTCCCCAGCATAAGCGTAGTCCCGGAAGAACCGTATAGCGAAACCCAGGCCGAATACTCGGATCTCAAAAGTCCGGTGGAGGCAGGCTACAAGGTCACACGGCAGCGGTTCACCCGCACGCCCAAGACATACAAGGTTCTCTACAAGAATATGACGGATGCGGATTACACCCTCCTGGTGGCCTTTATCACGGCCCAGGGCACCACGGGAAACTGGAACTGGACACATCCCACCACCGCGGCGACACATGATGTGAGGTTTGTCAAGCGCCCGGAGTTAAAGAGGGTGGGGCTGGTCTGGTCAATGGAATGCGAGCTCGAAGAAGTTTAAGCCACGAATGACACGAATAGTTTTTCAACTCTTAACTCTTAATTCTTAATTCATAATTAGCGAAGCGTCAAAATGCTGACCTTATCCTCACAGGCGATTATTGAAAAAAACAAGCTCTCATCCACCGGAGCCTGGCTGATCCTCCTTGAGATCAATTATGAGGGCGAGGACCCCATACGGCTCTGTTATAACACCGAGGACATTACCTGGCCCACGGTGGGCGGTAACCTCTGGCAGGCGTTTCCGTTTCAAATAGACGACGTGAAGGAAGACGGCAAGGGTGGCCTGCCCATGTTTGTGATCCGGGTCTCGAATGTAAACCGGGTGTTGATGACGTATATCGAGGCGAGCAGCGGTGGTGTAGGTGCAAGTATTACGCTCCGCGTGGTTCATTCGGATCATCTCGATTTGTCGGACCCGGAACTCGAAGAAACGTTTGAGATCTTGAGCTGCTCGGCAGATGAGCAATGGGTATCGTTTACATTAGGCGCAGAAAATCCGATGCTTCAAAGATGTCCTAAGCAGAGGTACCTGAAAGACCATTGTAGGTACAAGGAGTTTAAGGGCACGGAGTGCGGATACAGCGGGGGTGAAACAGAATGCAACCGGACCCTGACCCGGTGTAAGGAACTGAGCAATGGAGCCCGGTTCGGCGGGTTTCCCGGGATCCCGACTGGAGGCGTCTACGCCTGAAGAAATGCCTAAAATTTAAAATGCCTAAAATGCCTAAAATTAAAGAGCGAATAAACCATTTTATTGGAGCGCCATTTGTCGATGGGGGCCGAGGTCCTCATGGTTATGACTGCTGGGGTTTGGTTATGGCGGTGTTTCGGGAGTTTGGTCTGACGCTTCCTGATTTTGAGATCAGCGCCTGTAATGCCGCACGGGTCGGGGGGCAGATCATGGCAGGCATGGTGGATGCCCGGTCAGGGAGAAACAGCGTATGGGAAGAGCTTGAACGACCTGAGGCGCCCTGTATTGTGGCTATCAAAAACCATCCCCGCATGGTCAACCACTGCGGGGTCTACGTGGGAGAGGGCATGTTTCTTCATACGATGGCGAAAATCGGCTGCGTACAGGATCGGATTGAATCGCCAATGTGGCGGAAAAGGCTGAGAGGGTTTTTTAGATTAAGCAATGGATAAAGACCTCCAAATAATGATACCGGAACCGGTGACAGTCGTTACCATGCTCCATCCTCTGCGACCTCATGAGCGGGATATCCGCCGCGTGGATTATGCGGGGGATGACATAGACGGTTATGTCGACCACCTGGAGCCCCTGCGTGATGTGGAGCTGGTTATTGCGGTTAATGGCCGTATTGTTGCGCAGAGCGCAGAGCGCAGAGCGCAGAGCGTAACGCCATGCACCATGCCCTATGCGCCATGCGTCCTCCCCGGTGATTTCATTTCCGTGTGCCCGATACCTGCAGGCGGAGGTGACGACGGCAAAAACCCGATCGCTATGATCGCCATGATTGTGGTTATGATTGTAGCAGTAGTGGTCTCCAAAGGCGCGCTTGCACCGTACTTTGGGGCGTACTTCGCAGCGGGCACGGCCGGCGCCACTATTGCGGCCGGTGCGATCATGGCCGCCGGCTCCATGCTGGTCAACGCCATCCTCCCACCCGGACGCCCCGATATGCCCCGTATCGGCTCTGACGGATGGAACGAATCACCGACTTATGGCTGGGGTCAGATGAGGCAGGTGGCTATCCAGGGCGGGGTGATCCCGGTTTTGTACGGCACACAGAGAGTGGCGGGCCAGGTGATCAGCCGGTCGGTGGAGATCAGTGGGGACAATAAAGAGATCCTTAAGATAATGTTGGCCGTATGCCACGGGCCTCTTGATGCGGATGCCGATATAACGGATATCCGGATCAACGATCAACCCGTGTCTTATTATAACGGTGTTTTGACCTATGTCCGGAAAGGCTCAAATGCCGATGCCGTGATCCCCGGTTTCGATGAAGTTGTATCGCAGAATAATTACGGCAACAAGCTCACGTATGACACCCCTGTAACCAAACAGACGGACGGTACGGCCGTTGATGCGGCGGATATCAACGTTATGGCGCCCTATGGCTGCTATTACGCAAATAATCAGGGCGGTATCGACGCACGGTCCGCAAACTACGATGTCCATTACCGGGAAGTTGGCGCACCCTCATGGACTCTCGATGACTCGTATACTATCACCGGCGCAACCGCACAGACCATCAGAAAAACTATCCGGATAGATTTCCCTGCCGCGGCCCAGTACGAGGTTAAGCTCACCAGGACTAATGAGGAGTCAGCCGATTCCCGTGAGAAGACCGCCATATACTGGTCTTCCATGAGCGAGATCGTCGAGCAGGTACTCATATATCCCGGGGTGGCAAAATACGCAGTGGTGGCGCTGGCAACCGATCAGCTCTCGGGCGGGGAACCGACTTTCACGTGCCAGGCAAGCCGGGATACTGTATCGGTCTATGTGACGGGTACGGGATGGGTCAACAAGGCGGCTACCAATCCGGCCTGGGCCGCGTGGGATCTGCTTTATAACGATATCTATGGGGCCGGGATTGCGTATGCCCGGATAGATTACACCGCATTTAATGCCTGGGCCACGTATTGCGATGAGGTGGTCGAAAGCGAGACCCGGCACAAGCTCAATGTTATCCTTGATACACAGACAGACCTCTGGCAGGCCCTGCTCCAGATTTGTCAGATAGGCCGGGCCGTACCGATTCGGAGGGGCACTCTCTATTCGGTCGTAGTGGATAAGACCGATACCCCTGTCCAGATGTTTACAACGGGGAATATTATTGCCGGTACGTTTAAATTGTCATATCTGCCCCTCAAGGACCGCGCCAACGCTGTCGAAGTAGCGTACATGGATGAGGACCGCGACTATACGCGTCAGGTGGTCGGGGTGTATTCTGACGACTATAACGACAGCGACGAGCCGGACAACAAGACGAGCATAAGGCTCTTCGGCTGCACCAGCCGGACTCAGGCTGTGCGCGAAGGCGCATACCGGATCAATGCCACCAAATACCTGACGCGCACCATCGAGTTTGAGGCCGACATTGACGCGATTGCGGCCCAGGTGGGCGACCTGATCTATTTTCAACACGATGTCCCGGAGTGGGGCATCGGAGGCCGGATCGTTTCGGCCACCGCCAATACCGTGACCCTCGACCAGGATGTCACCCTGCAGCCCGCCACCACCTACCTGGTATCGGTCCGCCTGGCAGAAGATGATACCGTTGAAGAGCGCACGGTCCAGTCCGTCGAGGAAGAGACTACCACCGACGAGCTGACCCTCACCTCCAACTGGACCACCACCCCTGCCAAGCACGATGTTTTTGCATTTGGTGTGAGCGGGACATACCGGAAATCATACCGGGTGGTCAATATCTCTCGGGCACAGGAGCTCACCCGCAAAATCGCGGCCCTGGAGTACAGGTCCGAGGTCTACACCAACCCAGGTATTGTCCTCCCCGAGCCGCCCTGGGATCCGGCCTACCAGGAGGCCGTGGCAATCTACACGCATGAGTTTTTGGCGTATGCTGCGGATGGCACCTATGTGTCCGTAGTGACGGTGTCGTGGCATCCTGCTTATGTGCGCGACACCTACGCCTGGGAGATCTGGCTGGAGGACCTCACGTCTGCGACCGATCCGGTGAAGTTAGGCGAAACAGACCAGCTCAACTACCTGATCGCCGCGCAATACCTGATTTTGGATCATCAGTACAAGATATATGTGTCGGTCAAGGGTGAGGGTGCGGTTGCCCTTACCGGGAATACGGATACCATCACTATCGCAGGGACTGCCGCGCCTCCGTCGGATGTGGCCACGTTTACAGCAACATGGAATCCGATATCCAGTTGTGTGGAGTTTTCATGGTCGGCCGTGGCGGATATTGACCTCTCCCATTACGAGATCCGCTACGGCGGGACAGGGTGGTCCGACGCGACCGTGCTGATTCCGCATGCAACCGGTACGAGCGAGAGCCATTATATCCAGAATCCCACATCTCAAACTATCCGATACCGGATCAAGGCCGTGGACCAGACCGGCAACTACTCGGAAAGCGAGACCTATGATGATTGCGCGATCGGGGATCAGGGGGACTCGGAGATCCCCGTACCCACGGGCCTGGCTGTATACACGGGCACGAGTATCGCCACCGACGGGACCGAGCATGTGTGGCTGAGGGCGACGTGGAATAATAATTCCGAGGTGGCGGATTTTCATCATTACCTGATCAAGCTGATCAAGTACCCGAGCGGGTACACGTCGCAGCATGAGACCCTGGACACCGAGTACAGATGGGACCTGGAGCCGAACGTGGAGTATGGGGTCACACTGTGCGCGGTGGACATTGCAGGCAACAGGACCGCATTCTGCACTGAGGTGAAACAGACCACCGCGACCGACACCACGGCGCCCGCGGACGTGACGTGGGATAGCCCTGCTATTACAGCCGCGTTTAAGATGATCCAGCTACGATGGAATGCCGTGGCGGACAAAGACCTGGCCCATTACGAAGTGGCAAAGAGCACCAATGGCGTGGACTACAGTACGGTGGCCCAGGTGAGGGCTACGTTCTGGACCGATACCGGGCTGAGCGTCAATACCCAGTACTGGTACAAGGTCCGGGCGGTGGATACGTCGGGAAACACATCCGCCAACTGGTCAAGTGTCCAGACTGAGACAACCGTATATATCGATACCGCTGATCTCCAGGATGAGCTGATCACGGCGGCCAAGATACTCGCCGACGCAATAACGGAGGTAAAGGTAGCAACCGGAGCAATTACCAACACGAAGATAGGCACGAATGCGATATCATCCCCAAAGATAGTCGCCGGTGCTGTATTGGCGGAAAAGATTGGCGCCCTGGCTGTCACTACCGGGAAGCTCGCGGCAAACGCCGTCACTGCCGCTAAAATCGCGGCCAATACCATAACCGCTGCAGAGATCGCCGCCAACACCATAACAGCGGCAGAGATTGCTGCGGGCGCCATAGCTGCTGATGAAATTGCGGCAAACGCTGTCACTGCCGCTAAAATCGATGTCAGCACCCTGTCCGCCATTGCCGCTAATGTAGGCACCCTCACTGCCGGGATTATACGATCAACCAACTGGGCCGCAGGTGCAGGGATAGAGTTCGACCTGACAAACGAGGTCCTCAGATGCGGCGGGAGTTCGGATCCAAAGCTCCACTGGAACGGCAGCACATTGCTCGTCAAAGATCTAAATGCCGATTATATTACGGCCGGCAAGCTGGGAGGAGCCTTCCTGGAAGACGAATACATACAGGCGATGGATTCGGCGATCCAGGATACGGATGTGCAGATTACAACCTCTTGGCAGAGCCATATCTATTCGACGATTACCGTCCCGGCGAATTATGCGGTCGTCATGCAGGGGTTTGTGAGGATATATCGGAGCGGGACCTACACGCCGACCATGCAATACGCTATATATCGAGGTGTGACGCAGGTATACCTCATGTCCTCTTTCACGCCGGCCCTCGGATGGCATTATTATACGTTTCTGTGGATAGAGGAGCCGGGGAGCGGGTCATATACCTACTATCTCAAAACGATCCGAAATACACCACCATCATTACCGACAGGCCATCTGTATACCGACACAGTCAGATGGGTCATCCAAATCATGCCAAGATAAGGAGATCGAAATGCGCGGAATACCAAAACATATCGCAACCAAGGCGGACGTCAAAAACCTCTGCCGCGATCTTCCGCCGGCGCAGGCCAAGAAACTGTTGGCCAGAATGAAAAAGCGAGATTTCAAACGCCTGCGGATCAGCACAGTGGAACAGACCGATCTCGTTAAGATGGTTGCAGCCCGGCAGCGGGTCATCAGCCGCAAACGAAACGAGCTGGAAAGGGCCAGGGTGGCATTGGCGGCCAAACAGGCCGAGCTGGTTACACTTAAGGCTAACGAGGCTGACATGGTCCGCCGTATTCGCAAAATCGAGCTGTCTCAGGAGGAGATCCCTGATTATGCAGGCCGGATCCAGACGCTGAAAACAGGTATACTACGCCATGAGACAAAGATGGCCGAGAGTATAAAACACGCTGAGATATTGCGGATTGATCGGAAACGGATCGACACGACCCTGGCCCGAGTCAATAAAGAGATCGACGTTTATGCCGGTACGATAGTTGCCGCCCAGGACCGGATTGCATTGACCAGATCCGAGGCGGAGCGCATGCAAAAGGACCTGGAGCAATTAGAGATCCTGCAACAGCAGGCTAAAGATACCCATACGGCGATCCAGGAGTTGGAGC